AAATGCTTCAGTCGTTTGCTCTTGCAACAGATATCCACTTTTGATTGATCCCTAACTTCAAGGTATGAAGTGGATCAAGGGTAAAGAAGGCACCGACGGTTTTGCGGCCCTAGGAGGGCTTGTGTTTGCCAATAAACACACGGTGGGCGTGCGACTGAAACGTAGGCCAGCACCGATAATAACGCATAACGTATTGACAACCTTAGTTCCTTATTTACGGGTTTGGTTGTCATTAGGGCCTTCGCAAATTGATGTGCTCCGCTGTTTATTTGGCGGATCGAGCATCGATACTTGCTTGGGTATGCGTGGCTGGTGGACTGAGTGTCCGGGTGTCCTGTCAGGAGCACCATCTTTTCTCGCTTTTCGTAAGTAAAAGCGGTTTTTCCCGGCCGAGCGTTGAGTATTTCGCGCATCGAATCACCGGGTTTGTGCACTAGATTTACCCGCAGCTTTAGCGTGGCTGTGTCGGAAAGTGCAGAAATTGGAGGCGAGAGCCAGTCCATGCTGCCATCGGGCGTTCCCCGTAATAGCATGACCGCGCCCCAGAAGGGGACTTCCCGCGTTATAAGGAGGCCTGTAAAGCTTAGGCCTAAGGAAGCGAAAGACGCCAGCTTAATGTTCTGAGCGTCTACCCGTCCGGGAGGAGGGTCGTAAAGCATTAGTTCGAAGACTTATTCGAAGAAACAAGTTAAGGCACTTGAAAAACGCCTTGCTGCTCTCACTGTAAAACAGGATAGCAAGGATCTGAAACGGTTATTGGCTGCCCGTAAAGTGTCCTCCAAGAAGAAGGGCACCAAGAAGGCAGCCGAGTCGGTCGATCCCAAGATGTACCGGATGCTTTCTGGTACCGTGCCATCCCGCATTAGCCGTAATATTGCTTTGCGGGGAGTTGTGCCATTGAGCGAGTGTGCTGCCAAATACGCCATAGCGGTCACTGACCCGTGGAATCCCAAGGCTATCGGTTCGTGTGTGCCGGCGGGCAATCCGCGTCCGTCCATGAAGGTGAACACGTTGACGCGCTTTACCATGACGGTCGGAACTAATGGCACTGGCTTTGTGTTGCTTATGCCGTGTCTGGCCAAGGACAGCACTTGCGTGGTATACACAAATGGTGTTGGTGCCACTTCTTACCAGGGGTCGGGAGCAACCTTGAATTGGCTTAACACAGGCCCCGCCTTAGCAACAGGCGTTGCGCTTTTGTCGAATTCGGTTTTACCGTTTGCGACAAATGAGCTATTTCAGGAGTATTCTGAGGTGGGCGAGAGTCAGGGCGTCAATGGCCGGATCATCTCGCTGGGGGTGTCTGCGACGTTCGCAGGCACGGCTATGAACACGGGCGGAACCATGACTATTTTGACGCGTTCTTCGCATCAATCTGTTGTCCAATCAACAGGCGTACCAGGCACATTTCCAAATGAGATTAGTGTGCCATACTTGCAACAGTTTCGTGAGGCCCGGGTCCACCCCGTTCATCCTATCAAGTACACAGTCGTTGATTCGGCCCGACTTGATGGCGAGGAGGATTACTCCAGTAATACCATACGTGAACAGTCGAGTCAGGAGCAGTATGATCAGCAGAACGTTTTGTATCCTTTTTCCCAGGGTTCGATTACGAGCACCACCACTAGCACCACATGGGCCGGTATCGGTTCACCGACGAGTATCATTTTGGTGCAGGGCGGCGTGCCCGGTTCCAGCTTCATTTGTGAGCTCTGCGGCCATTTTGAGTTTAATGGCCCGCTAGCGCAGTACGGCTTGTCACCGGTTCATGTTGACCCGGTTGGTTTCGGCATGGTGCGCGAAGCGGCCGCGCAGTTGCCATCAATGCAGGCAGGCGCGCCCGATACGTCACCGACCACGTTGATGCTTTCGACGTTGCGTACAGCGGCAGAACATATCGGTCCCGCCGCCGTACGGGCAGGTGGGGCGATGCTTCAAGCAGCTTTGGGCGGCGGGTCCCGCGGTGCTATCGCAGCCGCGGGCGCGTACGGCTTACTTGGTAATTGAACGCCTTTCGACCCACTAGGGGGTCATTAAAGATACCTTTAATTGACCCATACGGGGGTCGTTAAATATACCCCGAGGGTCCCCCAAACCTGAGAGAGGGGATGCGCCGCCCGGGAGTGCATAACACAATTATCCCGGATCAAGATTTGCCGTTTAGTGGGTTGTACGTAACAACTGCCGGATAGAGCAATCCGTACAAACTCCCTGCCGCAAACAATTGCAGCATTAGCGCTTTTTAGCAGCTTTTGCGCGAACGGATGCGAAGGGTTTGGGTGCACCTTTAGAAGTGCCCAGTGAGTCACCGGCCTCTTAGAGCATCCCCGTTTTCGAACTGGGGGAGTAGGGTAAAGAGGGTGTTGCAGTCGCGATCTGAGGACCGGCCGTTAGAGCCAGAGTTGAGTAGGAAAATTTCTTTTTCTGAATTATGGGGCAACGCGTGCTTATTCCCGCCACAGCGAGTCCACGATTGCTAAGTCGCCACATGGCGCCACCTGCGGGTGCAAGGCAGTATAACAGATGTGCTTATGAGCAGAGTACGACAATAATACCGGGGGACGAAAGGCTGTATCGGCAGCTGAAAAATTTCCAACGGAAACTGAGATTTTAACTACACGCGCCAAAGGAGCGCTTCGGGATTGAAGATAATCCTATACACTGGAGATCAATAGAAAAATGTCGCGGCAAGCCTAACACCCTACGGGCAGCCTATTGCGTTTTTGATCGGTCAGATGGTCCACACTTCCCCAGCGCTGTGATTAACGTCTGTAGTTTTACACAATAAATCTCTGCCGCACGCAATGGCCCCCCAATTCCGACCCGGAGGGGCCAGCACGTGCGGTTAAGGTCATCTTACGAGATACTAACTGGTTGCGTTTTATTTGCGCACGTAAGTACCTTTTGTTATACAGGTTAAAGGTCAGTTACCTTACCTCGACTGTTACATTATTATATGTATGTTTATCTCGCGAAGCTCAGCGAGCATAAAACCGAAATTGGTCGTAGGGTCGGCAGAGAATCCGATTTCAGAGCCCGTTTGGCAGACGGGCGTGCGCGATTCTGTTAATGAAATCCAGCCCCAGCGTGGGGATGGTACCGCCTTGAGTGGTGGTTTTGGGGGTGGCCTTGACCCCCGTAGGCCCTCGAAGCGTGCGAGGGTAGCTAGAGCAACGCAGACATTTATTGCCCCTGTGGGGCCTGCGTGCGTGTTGGGCACAAATTGCGAATTACCTCAAGGCTTCGAGGTATCATCCCACGTTTGGGACGTGGTTGCGGAGGCGGAGGGGATGCCCCTCTTGCTCCCTCTGCGGTCCGCATATGTAGCCCAACCCGCCGTGAATGCATTCGAAGAGTGCATTGTTAATCACGACGTATCATGCTTCTGCTGTGTGGATTTTGAGGGGGTTGAGCTTGACCCCCACGTCGCGGCTGCTTTAAACGGCAGTCATGGTGAGTTCACACAAAGTGATGACGTAGGCCTGCTGCGGCCAGTCCACAGAGCATTTACTAGCATTAACCCTGGATCCTTTTTATTTGGACAGGGCTTTACGATCCGCTCGCGGCTTGTCCCACAGCACGCGATACCCGGCGGATTGAACACGCGAATGTTCGGGGGCGGAGGTCCCAAGGGCAAGGGTAAGGGACATGTTCAGGGGCCGCGGCGCGCCAATTTGAGAGAGCGTGGTACTGGTGGCAATTCGAAACGCCGTGATGATGCCCAACCTGCGGAGCGCGCCGAGGCAGCGGCGCCAGTTGTCCCAGCGCCCGATTTGGACGCACGCGTGCAGTGGCTAGCGGGCGTCGCCCAGCGACGCGTGCTCCCCCCCATTTTAGATCCGGAGCAGTACGAGGGGTTGCCGAACCGCGATATAAAAGCGCGGGTGGGGGGAGTGTACGCGGCCGCCGGTTTGTTGGCCGAACGTTTCCGCAATACGGTAGTGGCGGCACGCCGCCGCGGAGCAACCTCGTGGCCACCCCAGCGTTTGATGCGGCGCTTGCGACACGCGCTGGGTGACGAGCAGGCTCAGCTTGAACACGCCGCGGACCTGTTCGCAATATCGGATGGCATTGGATCAGAGATTATGGATCCGCTGGGCGCGCCGCTTTGTGGCATGGCCGCGTTGTACTCAGCGTGTGGCAAACGCTGGGACGTAGACGCGGTGTTTGAGCGCGTCGCACGTATTCGTATGGACACGCTGAGTCCTGAGAACGCTGCGCTTGACAATTTTCCGTCGGCGTTGGTGCCGGGCAGCGACACGTGCGCAGTGATGCGCGTTATGCCGTCAGGGGACGAGGACGACGCGACGTTGCTCAATTTCCTTATGAACACGGTTGGCGATAACGCGTATATGGCCGAAGTCGCGGCGGAGTTTGGGTTCAATTTTATTTCGATTGACGCAAACCACCAAACTTACAGCCATTTCCATTCGGCGGAGGCTGACACCGTCTTGTTACGGTGCGACAACAGCCACTGGCGGTATGTTTGTCCGCCCACGGCCACACGTTCGCGTGGGGTTGACTATTTACCAGCGGGCGATATCACACTCGCAGCGGATGAGGAAGCGGTTTGCGGGTTCATGGCCGAACTTGGCCAGCCGCTCAAGCGTCGCTCAGAGCCTTTGTTCGCCCATTGGTGTGAGCCGCGAACGTTTGAGGTAACGCTCCACATCGCGCACCGGTATGATGAGGATGATACCGATTACCGTCCGCCGAGTAGCGCGGCTGACCCAATACTTCATTACGACACGCAGTTAGATATCGGGATTGAGTTCACGAGTGTGTTGTATGAGGACGCAGGCGTGCGTGTGGGTTGGTTCGAACGTTGTCGACGTTGGCTTTTTGGCCGGAGAATGCAGCATTTCCAGCGCAATTTCACGTTGTCACGTTTGATGCTGAACCGGCTGGTTTTAAGCGCGGGACAGCAGCGCACCTTAGGCTTACCGGAGGAAGGTGCGTTTTTGGCTGCCCAAACTTTGCGGCTGACCAACGTTCGCGAGGATCTATTGGCGGCCGGGTCATTGCACGCGCAGTTTTACAAACTGTGCGGCTTCAATTTGCTGACGCGTCGCAACCGTTTCGCTGCTGTCAATGGCGCACCGGCGCTGTTGTTCAACCGGTTGGCTGGCGGCGTGAATATGCAAGGCGGGAACGTGCTTCGTCAGGCGCATTGGGCAACGACTGCTGATCCGGCGGGTTTTTATCTCAAGAGGCCAGAGGCCATCGAGATACAGCGCGAACGTATGGCGTCCGACTCTTATGAGACTTGCGTGACCAAGATATCGAGGCGGGCGAGCGAAATGTGCGCTAAACAGAACGTGGCCGGCGTGGCTCCGTGCGGAGTTATGATGTGCGACATGCGTAAGCTGGGTGCCGGAGTGATACCGGCAACGAATCCGGTTACGCTTGCGCAGGCCTTCCTTGGGAGGCTCATTCAGCCCACACCGCCGTTTGACAGCTTGGATGAGTTCGCAAAGTTTCAGCGGGCCATGATATCCCATTTTGGTTCGACTTGGGATACTACGACGTTGCGAGCCGAGATTGAAGACCCGTGCGAAGCATACAGGGTGGCCTCTCGTGCACGCTTGACAACCAAGCAGATAGAGCGGGATGTTGCCGAATACCAAGCCTTTAAGTCCGGTAGCATGACGAACAGACAGCGCATGAAGTATGCAACAGCAGGGTTTTTTATCAAGTTTGAGTCCAACGCTAAGATGAAGGACGGCGTTGTGTGTGGTCGACCGCGGATTATATGTACCATGAGCAAATTGGAAGCATTTGAGACTTGCCAGCTGTTGGCACCCATGGAACATTTCATGCGAAACTCATTGTTGAAGGAATATGTCGCGAGCATATTACCGCCCGCAGAGTTCGCGAGACGCATGCGCTATTTGTGCGGCCGTGTGCACAACAACACCGATTACTCCTCGTTTGAAACAACCGCGGCCCGTCAGTTGGCCGTGGTTTCGGAGAAATCATTGCTTGAATACATGTGCCGCAGGGCTGGCTATTATACTACTGGTTCTAAATTGCCCGCGTTTTACGCCGAAAATCTGCGCCGTGTCGTCCACAATGGCATCGAGGGTTACGTGATGTGCCGGAAGTCTGGCGAGTACACGACCTTTTTCGCCAACTGCTGGCTTAATCTCAGCGCCATCTTTTGGTGCCGCGTTGTCCGTATTTCCCGCGAGCGCAGCGTTACGCTCGACAGTGCCACGCAGATTCTCTTCAGCGAGCGCTTGCCGGAAGCGGCTGTAACGGGCGACGACGGCATTTCTTGCCCCGAAGAGTTGGACGCGGAAGTGTTGCGCGATTTAGGCTACGATTTCAGCGCAGCGGCTGTGGGTAACGATGAGGGCGACCAAACTTTCTGCTCCACATGGTGGCAGGGCGGCTTCGCATACGTGGACATCCCGGCGACACTTAACAAGCTTTGTTGGGTGTACGGTTGTGAGGGGTTGGCCATGCGCCGCGTCATGTACCTATTGCGACTGAAGGCGTATTCTTGTCATTTACGCACGTGCGGAGGAAACAACGCGGAGCAGCATCCCATTATCGGAGCACTCATCGTACGCATAGGCCAGGTCACTGCGGGCGCTACGGCTTTTGCGGGTTGGGAGCGTTACGTCGATAAGTGGCACATCCGCACCAACATTATCGCGGATTTTCCACGAACTTTTCAGACTACAGCCGCGCGTCGCGCGTTCGTAGCGACCGCACGCAGCGACCACGTCGCCGTGAGCGAGGAGCTGCAGCGTGCACTTGAGGCGCGGCTGCTGCGTGGAGATTTTGACGTCATGTCTGCCTTTCAGGGCAGCGATGCGGTCACGCAGCTTCTCGATTCGGCACGTTATCTGGACGGAGCTCTCTCCGAGGATTTTATGCCGTTCGGGGAGCAGCTCAATCTTCCGGTTCGAGAATTGTTCGGAATGTTCGCGGCACCTTGCGTGTTGCCGCGACACCGGGCTGCGCCCGCCTGGAGTCCCGAGCAACCTATTCCGCAGCGCCCATAGGCGAGCCGTTAGGGGCTCATTAAATATACCAAACTTCAGGGTTACGGCCCACAAGCACCGTCTTTATACCGGAATCCGCCCCCCAGCGTGAGACGAGGGTAGAGTTGACCGAACTAAACAGCAAGCGAGGTCTGATTGCGATAATTCGCACTGCCCCAGGCAGTTCCTGGGGCCCGTTGGTCGTGGGTATGACGACCCAGCCAGAGTTCCCCAATCTGGTTGTCGCATGTACTGTTTTCGTGGGGACAGTACGGGGCGGAGTTCAGACTTCCGCAAGTGTTCTGCGTTATGCATTCGGAATGTATGCCTTGCGAGGCGCGGCGGGAAAAACGCCGGTCAAAAATAGTTCTTGCTTATGAAGCACGGGGGGGTTGATGTTACGCCCCGTTACGCTTTTATGCGTAGAAACAAGAGAGTCACG